CCGAGCATTCTGGCGCGGGATAAATCGTGGCCTCGTGCTGGCCCTGTCAGGTCGTCGATTGAATAATTGGTCGCCTGTGCCAATTCCGAGATGATGCCGAAAATCTGAGTATCAACGCAGTTTCTCCAAAGCGCGCGGGCCTCGGCCACCTCGTCAGGCTGGAGCCAGAAATACTGGGCCTCAATGCTCATTTGCCTACCCTCCCGAGAATTTCAGCCACAACGGCGCGCCGGTCCTCGACCGGGATTTCAGTTGCAACAAACTGGTGAACCTCTGGCTTCGGAAGCGCGGCGCGAATTGACGAACGCTCTCGAATGATGATTTGCCGGATATGGCCCTCATTCGGGCATTTGTCGGGGTTGGCCCTGATAGCCTCGCGGCAGGCTTCGTCAATCTCCTCGACGGTGAAGTCTTGCAGCGCATCCATCCAGTCCTTGCGCAGAATGGTGCGGACGTTTGGGTCCATTCGGTCCCACCCGAATTTGTCCGTCTTGCGCACCAGCACCTCCAGGCGGAGACCCACCATCGCCCGGTGCTTATCTAGCTCTGGCGGCGGCAAGGATTTCGTCAAATGCACTAGACGCGGGTGCGCCACGGCTGGAACGGTTGTCATAATTCCCCTCCATGAGTTTTGTGAAGTTCTGCGATTTCGTGAGGAAGTCGAAGCTGGCCGAGAAAGGCCCGCGCCCTCCACCAGTCCTGCCGCACAGGAAGTCAGACGCGGCAGCGCGGTCTATCGCAGTGCGCCACCCGTCAATCCCACCGATGTCCTTGAGCCTAGCCATGAGAGCCGAGAAGCGAGGCTTTGACATGCGCTCAACGCCAGGCCACCCGGTTTGCGCTGCGGTTTCGTTGTAGTATTTGACCGCCTCGGCTAATTCGCCTGTATCTCCGCTAGGAGATATATTCTGGTTTCTGGCTTCTGGTTCTCTGGGAATAAGGCCACTGTTATCCTTATGGTTAACCGACGCACTATTTATTGTGTCTTTACAAAGGGCTGGATTTCCGCCCAGTTTCCCTACCTTCCGCGCTAAAGCGGCCTTAGCTTCCATGCGAACCAGTTTACGCGAGTAGATCACGCCCTCCCTCGTCCTGCTGAACACGCCATTTCGCTCAAGTTCAGCGACTAAATCGCTGCACTCTGCGACTTGGATGCCAGTCAGTGACGCAAGTTGCGCTACATTCGGTGACTGCCCATGAATAAGGAGTTGGCCGTAGGGAGTTGCCTCGTGCATCAGGCAGATCATTTCGATCCACATGCCCCGAGCGGCGGGACTGCACATTTTTAGGCGCGGGTCAGCGCGCCAGTCGCTCGTATAAAACTTCATCCAAGGCTCGGCCATTACAGCGCCACCCCGCGAACCCGGCCCTGCACGTTCCAAGGCGGGTCAAAACTGGCGATATATTGGCGTTCAGTTTCGCGAACCAGCCCGCGCTGGACAGGCTTGAACATTCGCTGCGTCCAATATCCTGGCGTTTGCAGTTCCCTGAGAACCGGGTGCGCTGAAAGCCTCTGCGACAACCTAACCGACATGCCTACATAGGCCACGATTGCCCGGTCAAACGCTTCGGCATCTGTGAGCAGGAACAAATAGACGCCAGCGCCGGAGATAATGGGCGCAAAATGCTTGCTGTATGTATCTGGCGAAAGCCACCCGTCAGCGGCAAGTGCGCCCCTGATCTTCGCAGCATCTCCCCACTGAACGGGCTTTCTCATACCGCCTCCACCGTGACATGAGTTGCGTCGGAGAGGCCCCAGATCTTGCGCACGGACAGTTCATAGACTTGGCTGTCGTCGGCCCATGCGATGCGGTTCAGCCCGTCGGCGATGGCTTTTGCGAGGTTGTCGGTGTCGGGCTTTTGCGTGTGCGGACGGTGCAGACGTTCGGCGGCTTTCTTCTTGGACAGCGAGGCCGGGACGCCGAACGTGACGCGAATATCAAGGCGGACGGGACCACCCAGAGGCTTCTGGAAATGCGGCAAGGCAATGCTGGCAACGGTGTTTTCAAATGTGCCGTTTTCCTTCGGGTCGAAGGCACGGCCATTCTTGCGGCTGAATCGGGGGCGCTTTTTGGCGTATGGCTTGCCGGGAATGGTGAAATCGACTTTCATTCCATGCTCCGGAACACGCCGCGAATTATCCAAGCCCGCGTGAATGACAGCGCGAAGAACATGGCCGTCACGCCTGCGCTTGAGGCGGCGCTGTAGCCAAGCACTAGCCATGTGGCGCAGTATGACACCACAAGGCCAATGAGGGCGTTGGCGAGGGCTTCAACCGCGTCCATGGTTACTCTGCCGCCACTTCGCTAAATAGCGTTCTCTGGCTTGCTTCGGCCTCGTTCAAAAATTTTGCAGCTTGCTTCGCATATTCGGGTTTAAGCTCAACACCGAGGTATTTTCGGCCCATCTTCAAAGCCTGAAAGCCGGTTGACCCGATGCCATTGAATGGGTCTAAAACCAAATCGCCGGGGTTTGAATATAGCGTGAGGCATCGCTCAATCACGTCGAGCTGTAACGGGCATATATGCTTTTCATCTTCATCCCCACGCGCAAGGCGACCGTTAAGAACGCGTCCCTGCTGCACTGTCATCCAGACGGGCGATGCCAGTTCCTGCCACATCCCAACGGGCAGATCATCTGGGTGGTGCGTGATAGGGTCCGGGTTTGCCTCGTCCTTGCGGAAAAACAGCATATAGTCTGGCATTCCAACCCTGCTCATGGCGCTGTCTTTTTTCAACTGTTTGTAAAGCAAGCCGAGGGCTTTGGTGCGCTGCATTTCAACAACCGGGTCTTTCCAGATCGTGCACCGCGCGTGATAGACAAATCCCGCGTCCTGGTGGGCCTGTATCAGATCCCCCGAGAAGTCGTGCAGGCCGATAAAACCATCTTTACCCTTCCGTGATGGTAGGTCGGTGCAGTGAACGCATGTGATCCTGCCCGGCTTCATGGCGCGGAAAAGGTTCTCCGCAAAAAAACGATAGTGCGCCATAAATTCATCATGCGAGGCACAGTTTCCCATATCACGTTCGCTGTCCGAGTAAACAAAAAGATCTGAAAACGGCGGGGAAAAAATCGCCAGATCAATCAGCCCTTCCGGCAACCCTGCCAGCACTTCGATACAATCGGCATTGTATAGGCCCCATGACTGGCCTTGATATTCTGGTGTCATTTTGTCGCTCCGATAAATGAGGGAAGGGTAATTTCAGGTGCACGGGTATAAGCAAGGCGCGCACGCTCTATCTGCGCGCCCCGCATAGCTGTAGCCATTGCGATTTTCATGCGGTCGTGATCTGCGGCTTTACGCTGGACGTTGCGCCAAATTGTCATTTCAGTCTCAGCAATGACGATATGCGCCGTGACTTCTTCGGTCTGCCCAAAACGCCACGACCGGCGCACAGCCTGATAATAGCGTTCGTATGAGTGCGAAATACTGGAAAACACTTGGCAGCGAGCATGTTGCCAATTGAGGCCAAACCCGGCAATCCGCGCCTTGGTAACTATGACCCGACGATGGCCAGTAGCGAAGGCATCAAGCGCCGATTCCTTGGCATCCATATCCATCGAGCCTTTGACTTCAATGGCATCGGGGATTGCCTTTCTCAACGCGTCACTTTCGTCGTCACGTTCGCACCAGACTATAACAGCGCCATTGTGGTTATTGGCGATTTCAGCAGACCGCGATACGCGCTCGCCAACCGTCAACTTTTTTTCAGCATGGATGTCTGTTGCCGATTGATCCGGGATGCGGAAAAGCATTCCGTCAGCAACCCCTACGGTTAGATCAACATCGCAAACATGAATTTTTGTTTTAAGGGCTGGTAAGATGAATCCGGTATCATCACCCCCTAAATCGGATGGCAGTGATGCAGCGCGCGCCCATGAAGCAACCCATGACCAGAAGTCGGAAACGGCATGGCCCTTCAATCGCCAGTCCTGCGATGCTGTTGACGTGTCATTTATGAACCACCGGCAGAGCATTTCCATGCTGCCCATGATCCCTAGAAACTCAGCATGGGTTCCTAACTCCATATGGTCATTCGGGGCGGGGGTTGCTGTCGCTGCGAGACGGTATGGAGTGTCGCGAAACGCATCGACCAGCATTCTTTTTGTCGCACCATTGAATGATTTTAGAATGCTTGATTCATCCAAAACCACCGCGCCGAACCTCGAAAGATCAAGTTTGCCGATGCGTTCATAATTGGCGATATTGACTCCTGACCATTGCTCGCTTTCGTCACGAACCACACGCGCATCAACACCAAACGCCTCGCATTCGCGCTGCATCTGGCGAGCAACCGCCAATGGCGTGAGAATAAGGGACGGCTTCCCCGTCTCTCGCACGCACTCATTCGCAAAAACCGCCTCGCATCCAGACTTTCCGAGGCCTGTATCGAGAAACAGCGCGGCCCTGCCCTTCTCTAAAGCAAACTCGACAGCGCGCCGCTGATGGTCGAATAGACGCGGAGGGAGTTCGTGCGGGATGAAACCGCTTGTTTGCGCGGATACGCCCTTTGTAGAAATAAATTTTTGATATTCCTGCAAATCAAACATGCTTCACTCCCCGCGCTAAAATCATGTTGGTGCGTTCATAAATCGAGGCTTTGCTGCTGCGGTTGTGCAGCTTCTGGCCCCGCCGGGCGATGATTGCTGGCAAGTCCGAAATGCGCTCGCCACCGTGCTTCTGCGGCGTCTCTGTGAGCGAGACAGGCCCATATGCGGCGGGTGTCGGTGCGCTGTGAACGAAGGCCGGGCTGGCCGTAGCCGAACGGCGCGTGAGGCGATCCGCAATGAAAGCAAGCCATGTCATGCGTCCACCTGCTCAGGCAGGTTTTCGAGAAGGCCCTCTAGGATGGTGAGGCCGCGTGGCTTGCGAATTTGGTATTTGAGAATCTTCCACCACCGGTAAAACTGAAAATCCCAAACCCATGACGCCGGGTGCCCGGTCGCGACTATTGGCCCGCAAACGGTGTGGCTCTGATCGTTAAACTGGCATCGCACAACCTGCCCCACGCACGGACACACCTTGCCGTCGTGCGTCTGCCATTCGCCCCAATCTGCATCGTCGGTCATTCGCTCACCCCATAAGTTGCGGCGATAAATTCGGGGCTGTAGATGCGGCTGAGGCGGGCAATGACGGCCAAACGCTCGGCGCGGTCGGCGATTGTTTCCGCTCCATGCACAGGCATGTCTTTCTGTATATGGAGGAAAAGCCTACTTTCCCGATTGTGAGAATCGTGGTTTTCTGCCGGGATAGGCAAGTAACCAGTAGAGCGCCCATTTTCAGAGGTGCCGGTAATGTTCGACTTCATTGTGCAGCCCCCATGCGAGCGGCCTCAGACCGCTTTTGACGCATGAAGGCGCGCAGCTTCCCCGCAGTCTCAGGCCACACGCGGCCACCAGATCGAAGCCGGGCGACAACCTCAGAGTTACCCACGGCTGTCTTGCCGAAGTAACTCACACCCATCTGAAACTCAGACAGGAAGGCGTCGATTTCGGCGAGGAGATTGGTTTGTTTTCTGTTCATACGGCCACTATATCCTCTTTAGCGGACACTTCAAGCGTCCATTTTAGAAGATGTGCATCAGTCGCGAAAATTTCCGATAATTACCTGGCGGAAAGCGTCACACTAACATTGCCCCGCTCCGGCGGGGTTTTTCTTTGCGAATCTCGCAACCCAAAAAAC